GATCTCCACCCACCCGGCGCTGTTCACCGCGATCAACAAGGATACGCAGGAACTGTGGTTCGAACTCGTCCCGTTCGACGGCGGACTGGCGCAGCGGATGTCCGATCGCGCGGTGCGCGTGATCCAGGCCACCGAAGCGGGAGAACTGCTGCCGCGTGGCTTCGTCGATCCCAACCACTTCGAGTGCAAGTACTGCTCTTGGGCCACTCGCTGCGAGAGGACGAGATGAACCCACTTAATTGCCTGGCCGCGCTCGGCCTCCATCCGGACTTCGTCGGTGGGATCGCGCCGACGACCCGCTTTCTTTCCATGGATTCGAAGGAAGAACCGCATGCTTGACTACAACGATTCGGAAACCGTGGTCTCTCCGGTTGGCGAGGGAGATCGCGACGAACTGCGCACACGACTGCTCGCTCGTCTCGAAGGCGCGCTTCGCTACCTGTTCCCAGCCGGCGAGGTCCGCGGCGGGCGATTCCATATCGGAGACGTGCTCGGCAACCCCGGCCGCAGTCTCGAGGTGGTGCTGGACGGCGAGAAGGCCGGTCTGTGGACCGACCGGGCAACCGGTGAAGGGGGCGACCTCTTCGATCTGATTGCCCATCACCATGGTCTGGATCCCCGCAACGACTTTCCCCGCGTGATCGAGGAAGTCCGAGCCCTGACGGGGTGTCCGATCGCTGCGCCGCCGAAACGGCAGCGTCACAGGGAAATTCTCGTCGACGATCTCGGCCCGGCGACGGGCAAGTGGGACTACCTGGCGGCCGACGGCAGCCTGATCGCTTGCGTCTATCGCTACGATCCACCGGGCGGTCGCAAGGAGTTTCGCCCGTGGGACGCCCGCCGACGCAAGATGGCACCGCCGGATCCGCGTCCGCTGTACAACCAGCCGGGAATGGCGACCGCCGATACGGTCGTGTTCGTCGAAGGAGAGAAATGCGCGCAGGCCTTGATCGACGCCGGTGTCGTCGCCACCACCGCCATGCATGGGGCGAATGCGCCAATCGACAAGACCGACTGGACGCCATTGAACGGCAAGCGTGTGTTGATCTGGCCAGACCTCGACAAGGCCGGATGGGGCTATGCGATTGCGGCGGCAGACGCCGTGCTCATGGCCGGGGCACGATCCTGCGATGTACTGATGCCGCCAGATGACAGATCGCCCGGGTGGGATTCGGCGGATGCACTGGCCGAAGGCTTCGACGTCGGGGCGTTTCTGGCCGGTGGTGCACACGTCACGATTCAACCGCCGGCGGCCGAGGAAGCAGACGAGCCGATCGCCGAGAGCGCCGTCTGGGCCACCGACGACGCACTCGCCTTGTCGTTCACCCGGCTCTACGCCGAGGACTGGCGCTACTGCGCCCAATGGGGCAAGTGGCTGGTGTGGACCGGGAGCCGCTGGCAGGCCGACGAAACCTTGCTCGTCACCCACCTGATGCGGCATATCTGCCGCGAGGCGGCGCTTCGAGTGGGTTCGCACGGCTTGGCCGCCAAGCTCGCGTCGAATTCCACCGTGAGCGCGGTCGAACGGCTCGCGCGCAGCGAGCGCCGACATGCCTCGACCTCGGACGAATGGGACAGTGACCCGTGGCTGGCCAACACCCCAGGCGGGGTGGTCGATCTGCGCACGGGCAAGCTGCGATCGCACGACCGGGGCGACCGGATGACCAAGATCACCACAGCCACGCCGAAGGGAACGTGTGCGCGCTGGCTCTCGTTTCTGTCCGACATCACCCGCGGCGACACCGATCTGATGACCTACCTGCAACGGGTCGTCGGCTACTGTCTGACGGGCGTGACGTCGGCCCACGCCTTGTTCTTCCTCTATGGCACCGGTGCGAACGGCAAGTCGGTGTTCGTGAATGTGATCACCACGATCCTCGGCGACTACGCCGCCAACGCGCCGATGGACACGTTCATGGAAGCACGCACCGACCGGCATCCCACCGATCTGGCGGGTTTGCGCGGCGCGCGCTTCGTGTCGTCGATTGAAACGGAGCAAGGGCGCCGCTGGAACGAGTCGAAGGTGAAAGCCATCACGGGCGGCGACAAAGTCTCCGCTCGCTTCATGCGGCAGGACTTCTTCGAGTACGTACCGCAGTTCAAGCTGGTGATCGCCGGCAACCACAAGCCTTCAATCCGGAACGTCGACGAGGCGATGAAGCGCCGGCTGCACCTGATCCCGTTTACGGTCACCGTTCCACCGGAGAAACGCGACGGAAAGCTGACCGAGAAGCTGCTCCAAGAGCGCGACGGGATTCTGGCCTGGGCCGTTGCGGGTTGTCTCGCTTGGCAAACCGGAGGACTGCGGCCGCCGGTGAGCGTGCTTTCGGCGACAGACGAGTACTTCGAGGCAGAAGACGCCCTGGGGCAATGGATCGACGAGCGCTGCTTGTTGGCGAAGGCCTACCGCACTGGCGTTTCCGAGCTGTTCGCGGACTGGCGTGAATGGGCAGAGCGAGCCGGCGAGTACGTGGGCTCGGTCAAGCGGTTCTCCGAGTCGCTGACGGCGCGCCGGTACGAAAAATGTCGGCTGACCGGTGGCGCCCGCGCACTGGCGGGAATTGCGCTGCGGCCGAGATCCTGCGGTGCCGCTGACCCCTATCGCGACAACTGGAAAACCGGGGAGTGACGATCCAGACAGGCCTATAGATTAACCCCTTACGCGCGCGTGTACACGGGTTAATGGTAAGGCCTGTCGAGTCCGTCACGCACTCATATGGCATGGAGCATTGGACGATGAACACAAGCATTTTGGCCCTGGATCTGGGCACCCACACCGGCTGGGCGCTGCGCCACCGGGATGGCACGACCACCAGCGGCAGCGAGTCCTTCGCGCCCCGGCGTTTCGAGGGCGGCGGCATGCGCTACCTGCGCTTCAAGCGCTGGCTCACCGAAGTCAAACACTCGGCCGACGGCATCGAGGCCGTGTATTTCGAGGAAGTGCGTCGGCACGCCGGTGTCGATGCGGCACACGCCTACGGCGGCTTCCTGGCCCACCTGACTGCGTGGTGCGAGCACCACCAGATCCCGTATCAGGGCGTACCGGTGGGAACGATCAAGAAGCACGCGACCGGTCGCGGCAACGCCGGCAAAGCCGAGGTGATCGCCGCGATGCGCGCCCAGGGATTCGACCCGGCGGACGACAACGAAGCGGACGCCCTCGCGCTGCTGCAGTGGGCGCTGAGAGTAGAGGGAGAACCGAAATGAGCACGCTTGCCATGATCCCGCTGCTGCCGGGCAAGCTCAATGGAGAGACCGCTCAACTGGTGGATGCTCGCCGCCTTCATGCGTTTCTCGGTGTCGGGCGGGACTTCTCGACATGGATCAAAGGTCGGATCGACGAGTACGACTTTGTCGAGCAACACGACTACCTGCTCACCAAAACGGGGGAGCAGGTTCCGTCCGGCACCAAATGGCGGCTCGACTACTTCTTGGCCTTGGACATGGCCAAGGAACTGGCGATGGTGGAGCGTACGGCCAAAGGGCGCGAGGCCCGGCGCTACTTCATCGACTGCGAACGCCAGCTTCGGCGACTGGCGCATGGGCTTCCCCACGTGCGGCGGGCTGTCCCGGTCGACCTGACACGGGCCGAGAGGCAGGCCATCAACCGTCAGGCATGGGCGGAGGTATCCGGGGAGGTGTACGCCGCCTTTCATGCTCGCCGCGAAGCGCTGCTTGAAACGTCCCTGCAGGCTAAAGCGGGTGGTCCGGCGATTCTGCCCCGCGGCTATCACTCGCCGCGGGCGTTGAAAGGAGGTGCGCGATGAGCCGGCTGACCTGTGCCCTCGCGCGGCTGTTGCCGGTCGCGCCCGCGACCGCCGATGAACTGCGGGCGATGCGCGCCGCCGCCTGGCACAAGCAGGGCGTGCTCGCCGTGCCGCTCGATACGGTCACCAACCGTTCGGAGCGCTTGCTCCTCGAAGGCATCGGCAACCGGCTCTACGGACGCCGCCGGCCGGCCGGCGCGGGAGGGTCTCGCGATGAGCGCTAAGCGGATCCCCCCATCGCTGAAGCCCGGCGTCACGATGCCTGTCACCGGCGGGCGTCCCGTCGAGTGGGTGCGCGAGGAGTCCGGCGAGCATGCGGGCAACGCGCACTTCCGGACCGTCGATTCGCTCGGCCTCCTGCTGCGGAACGGCACGAT